CATACACATTAAATATGCTTTATTATGCAGCACCGCCATATTTAAGCTCATCAGTTTCATCTAATGTATTTTTAGCTAATTGCCAAGATTTATTGTTATACGCAACATTAGGTGAGGCAGAACCGTATCTTATGAATGACGCAAGAGTTCAAACTTGGGCTGCATTATATGATAGAGGTGTAAATTCATTAACAGCAGCAGATGATTCTAGTGAGTACACTGGCAATCTTTCAATTACAACAGCTTAAGGAAAAATTATGTCAGAAATGTCAAACTATTTAGAGAACGCTTTAATTAACGTAACTCTACGAGCAACATCTTACACAGCACCTACAACAGTATATGTAGCATTATTTACAAGTGACCCTACAGACGCAGGCAGTGGTACAGAAGTTACTGGCGGTTCATACGCTAGAACATCCGTTACCTTTGCTGCACCATCTAACGGTGTAACTACAAATGATGCAGACGTTACATTCCCAACTTGTACATCTTCATGGGGTGTAGTAGGTTGGATTGGTATTTATGATGCTTCAACATCAGGTAACTTACTTTACCATACACCTTTAGATACATCTAAAACAATTGATTCTGGTGACATCTTTAAGATTTCAACAGGCAATCTTTCAGTTACTTTAGCTTAAGGATAATTCATGGCTCTAGTAGTCAAGGATCGTGTTCAGGAAACAAGTACTACTACAGGCACAGGTACGTTTACGCTTGCTGGTGCAGTATCTGGCTTTCAGTCATTCTCTGCTATCGGTAACGCTAATACTACTTACTACGCTATTGTAGGTGGTGCAGAATGGGAAGTAGGTCTAGGTACATATACATCTTCAGGCACTACTTTAGCTCGTAATACTATACTAGAGTCTAGCAATGGTGGCACAGCAGTAAACTTTAGTGCAGGCACAAAGAATGTATTTGTAACTTATCCTGCTGAAGAAGCTGTTTACCAAGACGCTAATGGTGATGCTTATGCTCCACAATTTGCTGCATCTAACGGACTTAATGTTAATAACGGAACTATAGGAACATCTTACACATTCCCTACAGGATATAACTCTGTAGAAGCTGGGGATATAACTCTCTCTGGTGGTGTTACAGTTACAGTTCCTGCTACGTCAAGATGGGTGATAGTATGAGTACAATTATAAATGCAACTACCACCAATGGTGTAGTGATACAACCTGATAATAGTGGCTCATTAGTATTACAAACTAATAACGGTACTACAGCCTTAACTATAGATACATCACAAAATGCTACATTTGCTGGAACATTAACAGCAACTGGTAAATTAGTTTCTTCTAGTATGCCAACAGGAAGTGTATTACAAGTAGTTCAAGGAACAAAAACAGACGCTTTTACTACAACAAGCACTTCATTTGTAATTCCTACTGGGTTATCAGTAAGCATTACTCCGTATGCTTCTTCAAGTAAATTTTTAATTCAATGTTATACAAACTTTGCTATTTCAGGAGATGCAGGTCATGCTTATTCTCAAATTCAAAGAAATGGTACAGGAATCAATATAGGAGATGCAGCAGGTTCAAGACCAAGAGCAGGTGTTGCACAAAATAATTACGGAGACAATTCTCCACCTAGTTTTGCAATGTGTTTTTTAGATTCTCCTGCAACTACATCTGCTGTAACATATTCATTGGGTGTAAGAAGTAGTAATGGAACAACAGTATATTTAAATAGGTCTGTTAGAGATGCAGATACTACAACATATGACGGAAGAACATCAAGTGCAATTATAGTTATGGAGATTAAAGGATAATGAATCACAAAGCTATATATAAATTATATCCTAACGTAGTTACCATAGATGATAGTACAGGTTCGTTTGATAAAGATGGAAACAAAATAGAAATAGACTTATCACTTGTTAATTCTTGGATAGACCCAGAGGCGTATAAAAATTTAAGAGTTAAAGAATATCCACCTATTACAGACTACATAGATGGTATTGTAAAAGGTGATAACGCACAAGTCCAAGCATATATAGACGCTTGTCTAGCAGTAAAAGCTAAATATCCAAAAGGCAGTAACTAATGGCTAACCTTATACTTAACGGTTCTACATCTGGTAGCGTTACATTATCCTCTCCAGCAGTATCAGGCACAACTACGCTAACTTTGCCTACTACAAGTGGGACTATAATTACTACAGGTTCTACTTTTGCAGGAACAGGACCAGCGTTTAGTGCTTATGCTAATGCAGGACAATCACTCTCTTCAGCAACAGCAACAAAAATATTATATGGCGTTGAGGAGTTTGATACTAATTCTAACTTTGCATCTTCAAGATTTACACCTACTGTAGCTGGTTATTATCAAATTAATGCTCAATCTCAACCAAATGATAGTTATACTGGTTCATGGATTGCAATTTATAAAAATGGTTCTCTTCATAGATATGGTAATTTTTATTTAGGTGGTGCTACTTATGGCGGAGCTGTAGTTTCTTCTTTAGTTTATTTAAATGGTTCAACAGACTACGTTGAAATATATGTATTATTTAATGGTGGTCAACCTATTGCTTCAGGACCACAATTTACATATTTTAATGGGTTTTTAGCAAGGAGTGCATAATGACTTTATATGAAAAAATTATATCCTTATACCCTGAATTAACAATTAATGACTTTATGGGATTTACAGCAACAATTCAATTACAAAACGACTCTGACGGTAATGGTGATTACATAAAAGAATGGAACCATCCTACACTACCTAGACCTACAGACGAGGAATTAGCATGACAATTTCGCTAAATGGCACAACAGGAGTCACATTCCCAGACAGTAGTCTACAAGCTGCTGCAGCGTCACCTTATGTGCTAAAAAACCGTATTATAAATGGTGATATGGTAATCAGTCAGCGTAATGGAACATCTAGTGTTACTCCTACAGTAGATAATACTTATACATTAGACAGATGGACTTTAAGAATTGCTCAAGCATCTAAATTATCTGTTCAACAAAATGCTGCTTCAGTCACACCACCAGTAGGATTTACAAATTATTTAGGAGCAACATCATTATCTTCTTACTCTATTGTTTCTTCAGATTATTTTAATATAAGACAATTGATTGAAGGTTTTAATGTTGCTGATTTAGGTTGGGGAACTGCAAATGCTAAAACAATTACTTTATCTTTTTGGGTTAGAAGTTCATTAACAGGAACTTTTGGCGGGGCTTTAAATAATAGTGCATTTGATAGAAGTTATCCATTTACTTACACAATTTCTGTTGCAAACACTTGGGAGCAAAAAACCATCACTATTGCTGGTGATACTTCTGGAACTTGGTTATCTACAAACGGTATTGGATTATCAATATCTTTTGGTTTAGGGATTGGTTCAACTTATACAGGCGCTGCTGGCGCTTGGGCTAGTGCAACTTATCTTGGAGCAACAGGTGCAACATCAGTAGTAGGAACAAACGGAGCTACATTCTACATCACAGGTGTCCAACTAGAACAAAACACATCAGCAACGCCGTTTGAACGCAGACTTTATAATCAGGAATTGGCTAACTGCCAGAGGTATTATCAAAAAATTATTGACCCTCCAATGAGAGGTGTTGGAACTGGTGGAACAAGTGGTGGTGCATCTAGATTATGTTTGTTTTTTGCAACCACTATGAGAGCAGTACCTACTATATCTATAAATGGAACTTTTACTTTTTGGAACGGAAGTTCAACTACATCAGGCACTTTTTTGGCTGGATCTTTTACTGGCGGATTAAATGGTATAGATTTAGACATTACTACTGCAGCATCTTTTACAATAGGTCAAGCAGTAACTCAATATTGTACTGGTGATCAAAATAAATATGTTACTTTAAGTTCGGAGTTATAAAATGTATCAATATTATTTAGACAACATAACAAAGCAAATTTATAACAACGGTATTAAACGACTTTCAGACGGTTCTTTTATTCCATTTGACCCAGCTAACACAGACTACCAAGCCTACCTAAAATGGCTTGAAGAAGGCAACACACCTTTACCAGCAGACGAATAAGGAGCAATAAATGTTTGGCATAGCTAGTTTCTCCCAAACCCCATTTAGCTCTTTAGCAGGTAGGACAATAGAAGCATCTGCAGCAATAACAGCAGACGCATTTGTAACAGCATCTGCAACACGCTTTAGAACATCTGCAGCAAGCATTACTGCTACTGCAACAATAACAGTTACCGTAAGCGGTTCATTAGTATTTGGCGCAGCATCTATAAACGGATTTGCAGACCTATCTGCTGTAGCTACAAGAACACAGTTTGGTAGTGGTGCAATATTCGCAGAGGCTATCGTATCTGCTACTGGTGGTTCACTTGCACTAGCTTCAGCAAGTATTACAGCAACAGGTACAGTTACAGCCAATGGTATTCTTATAGCAGGTGGTAATGCTTCTATTACAGCCAATGCTACAGTTTCAGTAACCTATAACAGAATTAGACTAGATAGTGGTTCTATTACAGGAACTGCTACAGTCACAGCACTTGGTGGTTACATCATATCAGCTCATGCAGATATAGATGCTTTTGCTATTGTAACTGCAAATCCTAACGCCATACTAGCAGGCTTTGCTTATGTAGAAGGCGTAGGAACAGTTGTTGCTAAAGGCACAATATTGGGTGAAGAATGGTTAGATGTGCCAGCAGGTACAGAAACATGGACACCAGTATCAGCAGGATCAGAAACATGGACAGCAGTATCAGCTTCTACAGATACATGGACAACAGTTACAGCAGGAACAGAAACTTGGACTGATATATCTCCAAGTACAGACATTTGGTTAAGACAAGGGTAAAAAATGGCAAAGACAAAAATTAGTGAATATTCAGCAACGTCTGCAGATAATACAGACATTAGCAATATTAACATTGCAGAAGGATGCTCACCTGCTAACGTAAACAACGCTATTAGAACAGTAATGGCACAGTTAAAAGACCAACAAGCAGGCACAAGTGGTGACCCATTTACTTGTTCAGGCACATTAACATCTTCAGGAACACTTGCTGTTACAGGTGCATTAACATTAGATGGTGCAGCAGGAACTTCTGGTCAGGTAATGGTATCAGCAGGTTCAGGCACACCTACATGGGGTAATGCTTTTGTAGCTGGTATGATTATGCTATGGTCAGGTTCTTCAGCCTCTATTCCTACTGGTTGGTTATTATGTGATGGTTCAAGCTCTACACCTGACTTGCGTAACCGTTTTGTAGTAGGTGCAGGTTCTACTTATGCTGTAGGTGCTACAGGCGGTAGTGCAGATGCTATTACAGTAGCACATACCCATACTGGAACAACAACAACAGCATCACTTACTGGCACTTTATTTCAAATGGGTGATAGAGCTGGTATTTCAGATGTAAGTGGTATATTTAGCCGTTCAGGAAGTACTAGTTATGCAGGAAATACTCAAGCTGGTTCAGTTCCAGCAACAATAACACTTGATGCTTCACATAACCATACATTTACTACTAATTCTACAGGCTCTAGCGGAACTAATGCTAACTTACCTCCATACTATGCACTTTGCTACATTATGAAGGCTTAATATGCCTACACAACGTATAACATTTAAAGACTGGTTACCAGACCAACCTAGCATTTTAGACTCTGTATCAGAAGCTAACAATGTCATTCCTTTAGCTATAGGTTATGGTGCATTTAAGTCAGCAGTAAACTATTCAGGCGTAGCTACAGAAGATCTTAATAACTGTTTTGCTGCTAAAGTAAATAATGACGTTACTGTATTTGCTGGTGGAGCTACTAAATTATTTAAAGTATCTTCTACAGACTTAACTATGGAAGATGTATCTAAAGCAGCAGGATATACAGGTATCAATAGATGGCAATTTGTGCAGTTTGGTAACTACGCATTAGCTTCTAATGGTTCTGAAAAAATACAATATTTTGATGTAAACTCATCCACAGACTTTGCAGATTTAGCAGCCGCAGCTCCAGTAGCTAAATACATTACAGTAGTTCGTGACTTTGTAGTAGGTGCTAATATAGGTGCTGGTACATACCCATCACGAGTAAACTGGTCAGATATTAATGACCCTACAGATTGGACAGCAGGCGGTGCATCACAAAGTGATTTTCAAGAGCTTCCTGACGGTGGTGACATTACAGGTATAACAGGTGGTGAATTTGGTATCGTATTCCTAGAAAAAGCCATTGTCCGTATGTCGTACATTGGCTCACCATTATTCTTCCAATTTGACACTATCTCTCGTAACGTAGGATGTGTAGAAGGTGGGTCTATAGCACAATATGGCGGTGTAACATACTTCTTATCAGACGATGGTTTCTACTCATGTAACGGACAGCAAGTTGTAGGTATTGGATCAGAAAAAGTAGACAGATATTTCTTTAACAATGCTAACATTGGTGATATTGACTCTATATCAGCAGCTATAGACCCAGAACGTAATTTAGTTATTTGGAACTACACAACAGTTTCAGGTAACAGAGCTTTACTTATCTATAACTTTGAAACACAAAAATGGTGTGAAGCAGATACAGACGTAAACTTTTTATCTACTCTAGCTACGACAGGTACAACTTTAGATGGTATAGACTCTGCTTATAATGTAACAGCAGGTTCTTTTGTAATAGGTAAGTCATACACAATTAGAAGCGTAGGAACAACAGATTACACACTTATAGGTGCAGTAGCTAATACTGTAGGCGTATTATTTACAGCTACAGGTGTAGGTTCAGGCACAGGTGTTGCTATAGATATGGCAGCAAGTGCAGCAGCATTAAAGACTGTAGATAGTCTTGTAACTACACTAGACGATAGATTGTATGCAGGCGGTAAATTTCTATTTGGTGGTGTTCGTGATACTAGAATTATCACATTTACAGGAACTAATGCTACAGCAACTATCACTACAAACGATTTAGAATACGGTTATAACTCTGTGCTTACCCTTATTAGACCTTCTGTAGATAATGGATCTGCAAACGTTTCTGTGGCTTCTAGACGTATGCTAGACGATACTATTACATATTCAACTCCTATATCAGCAAGCCAAGAAAATAGATGTCCAGTAAGAAGTGCAGGTCGTTATCATAGAGTAAGTATAACGCCTACAGGAGCTAACTGGTTTTCAGCTATCGGAATAGATTTAGATTACACAGAGCAAGGAACTAGATAATGGCTCGTAGTGATATGTACCGTAAACTTGCTTGGACAGGTGGCGATCCAAGACAAGTAGCAGAAATTGTAAACAACCTTGTAGAAGGTAAAAGCAACAATACAGGTGAAGTTACATTAAATACAGGCTGGGCTAGAACTACAACAATTAATGATGAACGTATAGGTTTTAATTCATATATAGGGTTAATGCCTATATCAGATGCAGCGGAAGCAGATACAGCACCTTATGGTTCATTTAGTAATAATACTGACCAAACAGCACCAAGTGTAGGTTCAACTGCTGTAGTAGTTTATGATACAACAGAAGAATCTAATGGTGTTTATTTATCTAATAGCAGTCGTTTAAATGTAAGAAATGCTGGTACATATAACGTTCAGTTTTCTCTGCAATTTGCTAACCAAGATAATGCACCACAATATGCAGATGTATGGTTTCGTGTAAATGGAACAGATGTTGTTAGAAGTGCTAGTCGTTTTGATATCCCAGCTAGAAAAAGTGCTACAGACTGGAGTCATGTAATTGGCACAGTAAATGTGTTTTTAGATTTAAACGCTGGTGACTATGTAGAAATTGCGGGAACAACATCTAGCACATTAGTAGTACTTGAACATTATGTTGCTGATACAATTATACCTAGACCTGCTATACCTGCTGCTATTGTAACTGTTAATTATATTGCACCATTATCTATGGACAATGTGTATATAAGTGCACAACAAAATGGACAAGCTACTCTTACTCACTTTGCAAATAACACGTCAGATAAGACATATCGTTATATAATAGTAGGATGATTTTACATTATATACCAAAAGATAATTTACGTCAACATTGGGAATACATTAGACACGGATTAGAAATAGTCAGGTCTAAAGGTCATACAGACTATATTGCTGAAGACGTATATTGTGATTGCTATGAACAACGTTCTATGTTGTTTATGGGAATAATAGACAATAAACCAGTAGGATTCGTAGTACTTCAACCAATCGGAAACAGGCTTCATGTTTGGGCTGCATGGTCATTAATTAATGATGAGGCACTATTTATGCAAGCATTTCAAGAGATTCAACAAATAGCAAGACAAGGCGGCAAGACTAAAGTTACATTTAACTCCGAAAGGCGTGGATGGGAACGTAAAGCAAGACAGATGGGTTTTAAACCTCAAACATGGGAATATACACTTTAAGGAACTAGATATGTTTAAGTTACACAATTGGGTACAAGAATTAGTACAGTCATTTACATTTTATGGTGGTGGAGGTTCTGGAGGTGGTGGCACATCTGAAACCAAAAGCGAATTAGATCCTACTGTAAGACCATTTGTAGAGTATGGATTAACTGAAGCTAAAAACTTATATCAAACTACTACACCTGAATACTTTGCTGGTCAAACATATGTTAGCCCATCTGCTCAAACAGAATCTGCATTGGCACAAGCTGAAGCACAAGCAAGAGCAGGAAGCCCACTTACAGGTGCAGCACTTAATCAACAATTAGGTACTGTACAAGGTGCCTATTTAGGTGCTAACCCATATTTCCAAGCTGCTATGCAACCAGCTGTTCAAACAGCTACACAAGCTTATAACGATGCTATTAAGCAAGCACAAGGTTCAGCGTCTATGGCAGGTCGTTATGGATCTAATGTATCTGCTGACCTTCAAAATAGAGCCGCTAATACTTTAGCTACAACTTTGACTGGCAAGGCGGGCGAACTTGCATATCAAAACTATGCTAATGAAAGAGCACGTCAAGAAGCTGCTGCATTACAAGCTCCTCAATTAGCTCAAGCTAGATTCCAAGATATTAACCAACTTATGAATGTTGGTCAAGTTAGAGAAGACTACTCACAAAAAGCTCTTGAAGATCAAATTGCTAGATACGAATTTGAACAAAA